CTCAAAATCTGTATAACTTTCGATGTCCGTACTGCGGTGATTCAGCAAAGAAACGCAGTAAGGCACGAGGTTATTTCTACCGAGTTAAAAACGATATGTTCTTCAAATGTCACAATTGTGGCGAAGGCAAGACTGTCGGTACATTTCTTAAAGACATAGATGGTGAATTGTTCAAACAGTATGTCGTTGATCGGTATAAAGGTTCTGTATCTACCAATGTAAAAGAACCAGAGTTTGAATTTAAACCTGTTACATTTGTTGACAAGCCACTACGAGGGTTAAAATCATTCGACAAACTTCGAGAGCATCCCGCATACAATATTATGCAACAAAGATGTATACCAGAGGAGTTTCACTCCAAGTTGTATCTTGTTGATAAGTTTTACACCTATGTGAATAACTTAATACCAAACAAGTTCCCGAAGATTGAGAATGATCACCCTCGTTTATTAATACCATTCTTTAATGCAAAAAACGAAATGTTTGCATTTCAAGGTCGTGCATTTGGTAAAGAAACCCCTAAATACATAACTATCAGATTAGATGATAAACAAAAAAAAATATTTGGTTTAGAGCGTCTGAACACAGACAAACATCTATATATAGTAGAAGGTCCAATTGACAGTCTATTTATTGATAACTGTATCGCAATGGCGGGTGCGGACTTAGAACTAGATTATGACAAAAACAAATGCACAGTTATCTTCGATAACGAACCTAGAAACACAGAGATATTAAAAAGAATGAATAAAACGATAGACGCTGGTTATTCCGTTTTCATTTGGCCATCTGAAATAACAAATGAAAAAGATATCAACGATCTAGTGTTATCAGGTTATACAAAACAAAAGATTCAACAACTTATCAATGACAATACCTATTCTGGTTTGTCAGCAAAACAACAATTTATTAACTGGAAAAAGAAGTAGGAGAGAAAATGGCAGACGAAATCTATGTTGTCAAACGTAACGGAAGAGGAAAAGAAAAATTAGATATTAACAAAATACATGATATGATGCAACACGCTTGTGAAGGTATATCGGGAGTATCATCATCACAAGTTCAGATGACATCAGGTTTACAATTTGCCGATGGTATGTCCACAGATGATATACAACAAATATTAATACGTTCCGCTTCTGATTTGATTTCATTAGATGCACCAAACTATCAATATGTTGCTGCCAGACTATTGTTATTCAGTTTAAGAAAATCTTTATTTGGAAGATTGTGGGACCATCCAAAACTTTCAAAACAAATTGATGATGGTATTGAAAAGGGTGTTTATGATCCTCAAATCAAAGAGTGGTATTCTAATTCAGAAATTGATCGAATGGATCAATGGGTAGACCATGAAAGAGATTTTCTATTCACCTATGCAGGTCTTAGACAAGTGATCGACAAGTATCTAGTACAAGATAGAAGTTCAGGTCAAGTATTCGAAACACCACAGTTTATGTATATGTTAATTGCAGCTACGTTGTTTGCACATTATCCAAAAGAAACGAGAATGAATTATGTTAAAAGATATTATAACGCTATATCGAAACACTTTATTAATATTCCTACTCCTATTATGGCAGGTGTTCGTACTCCTCTCCGTCAATACGCTTCGTGTGTGTTGGTCGATAGTGATGACACTCTTGGTTCAATTTTTAGTTCCGATATGGCGATCGGTAGGTATGTCGCTCAACGTGCAGGTATTGGAATCAATGCAGGCCGTATCAGAGGTATTAATAGTAAAATCCGTGGTGGCGAAGTTCAGCATACAGGCGTCATTCCATTTCTTAAAAAGTTTGAAGCGACCGTTAAGTGTTGCACACAGAATGGTGTTCGTGGTGGTAGTGCGACAGTGCATTTCCCTATTTGGCACCAAGAAATAGAAGATATTATCGTTCTAAAAAACAATAAGGGCACGGAGGACAACAGGGTAAGAAAACTTGACTATTCTATTCAGATATCCAAATTATTCTACTCCAGGTTCATTAAAAACGAGGAAATCACCCTTTTTTCACCACATGAAGTACCTGAACTGATGGATGCATGGGGAACACCAGAATTTGATGAACTCTATGAAAAGGCAGAAAGAAAGACCTCAGTATCAAAGAAGAAAGTAAAGGCATATGATTTCTTTATGGATATGTTAAAAGAACGTGCAGAAACAGGTCGTATCTATATTATGAATATTGACCATTGTAACGAACATAGTTCCTTCAAAGACAGAGTATGGATGTCCAATCTATGCCAAGAGATTACATTACCAACTGATCCTATCGAACACATTGATGGTGAAGGTGAGATTGCATTGTGTATTTTAAGTGCAATCAATATTGGTAAGATGAACAGTAAAGATATGATGGAAGAATATTGTGATCTGGCAGTTCGTGGTTTAGAAGAACTCATTGATCATCAAAACTATCCTGTTGAAGCCGCAAAGAAATCGACATTGGCAAGACGTTCACTAGGTATTGGTTATATTGGTCTTGCACACTTTCTAGCAAAGAACGGTGTGAAGTATGATGATCCAGTTGCATGGAAACTTGTTGATGAATATACAGAGGCATTTCAATACTATCTTTTAAAAACATCAAATGAGATTGCAAAAGAAAAAGGTAAATGTGAATACTTTGAAAGAACAAAATATGCAGACGGCATTTTACCAATCGATACTTATAAGAAAGATGTTGATAAACTTGTAGAGAGAAAACTATCAATGGATTGGGAGAAATTAAGAAAAGAAATCAAAGAACATGGTTTAAGACATTCAACATTGACTGCACAGATGCCAAGTGAATCATCAAGTGTTGTTTGTAACGAAACAAATGGTATTGAACCACCAAGAGATTATCTATCAGTAAAGAAGTCAAAGAAAGGTCCATTGAAACAAATTGTACCAAGTTTTCCAAGACTACGAAACAACTATACATTGTTATGGGATATGAAATCAAATGAAGGTTATATCAATGTTGTTGCAGTGATGCAGAAATACTTTGATCAATCAATATCTGGTAACTGGTCATACAATCCAGAAAACTATGAGAACAACGAAGTACCATTATCTGTCATGGCAAAAGACTTATTGACTACATATAAACTTGGTTGGAAAACAAGCTACTACCAAAATACATATGATGCAAAGAAAGACTTAGACGAACCACAACATGATATTGGTTGGAAAGATAATGTTCCAACTGATGATGCACCAAGTGATGAAGCAGACTGTGAGGCGTGTGCGATATAATGTACACCGATGACGATCAAGTTTGGCCAGAACTAGAACGTGATGATCTTTGGGTTTATGACAAACTCATATTATCACGTAAGTTAGGTTATGATTGTGGTCCTGCAGACATTGATGTACCAAAACCTGGTTATTATATTGTAAGACCAATTACAAATCTAGTTGGTTTAGGATTAGGTGCAAAGAAAGTATGGTTAGAAAAAGAAACAGGACATTTACCACCAGGACATTTCTGGTGTGAATGGTTTGATGGTCAGCATTTAAGTGTTGATTATGAATATGGCAAATGTAAATTGTCAGTTGTCGGTCATCGAACAAAAGACGATTTAACGAAATGGGATAGATGGGAGAAAGTAAATTACTATATGGACTTTCCCTCTGTTCTATGGAAATTTAAAGATTTTCCAATAGTCAATTGTGAATTTATTGGAGGTAAACTAATCGAGGTTCACTTTAGAGAGAATCCAGATTTTAGTTATGGGAACAGTGAGTATATACCTGTATGGGAAGAACAAGAGATTAATGTGCCAGACGGATATACATACATAGAAAACAAAGACGTACATGGAAGAAAAGGAGCATACATTAAATGAGTAGTGTATTTAATAGAAATGAGGTTGACTTTACAAAACAACCTATGTTCTTTGGTGAAGAACAGAACACACAACGATACGACCAATTCAAATATCCAATATTTGATAAACTAACACAACAACAATTAGGTTACTTTTGGAGACCAGAAGAAGTTTCATTACAAAAAGATAGAAATGATTTTCTCACATTAAGAGATGAACAAAAACATATCTTTACATCAAATCTAAGATATCAAACATTATTGGATTCTGTACAAGGTCGTGGTCCTGCCATTGCATTTGTGCCATTCTGTTCACTACCAGAACTTGAAGGTTGTATGATTGCATGGGATTTCATTGAAACTATTCACAGTCGCTCTTATACATATATCATTAAGAATGTATATCCAGATCCTGCAGACGTTTTTGATAATATTCTGAAAGACAAACATATCTTAGAACGTGCAGAAGCTGTCACTAAGACATATGATGAACTGATTGAAGCAGGTCATCGATATGCATTAGACGGTAAAGGTTCAACAAAAGAACTGAAAAGAAAACTATGGTTAGCAATGACCAATGTGAATATCTTAGAAGGTTTAAGATTCTATGTTTCATTTGCTTGTACATTTGCCTTTGGTGAATTAAAGTTAATGGAAGGCAGTGCAAAGATTGTTTCTTTTATTGCAAGAGATGAATCTTTACACCTACAAATATCTCAACGTATCATTAATAATTACAGAGAATATGAAAATGATAAAGAAATGTTAGAAGTCATTAAAGAAGAAGAACAGAGAGTAACTGATATGTATGCTGATGCTGTTCAACAAGAAAGAGATTGGGCAAACTATCTATTTAAAGATGGTGCGATGATCGGATTGAATGATAAACTACTACATAACTTTGTAGAATTTATGGCAAACAAAAGAATGAAAGCAATCGGTCTAAAACCAATCTATGATCAACCTGCAAATCAGAACCCATTACCATG